AGGCACTACATCGACAAACTGATCGAACTGGAGGCACGCAATGCTTGAGAAGAACATCGAGGCCAAGGTGTGCGGGTACGCCCGTGAGCGCGGCCTGCTGGCCTACAAGTTCACCAGCCCCGCGCACTCTGCGGTGCCCGACCGCCTGTTCATCCTGCCCAGCGGCAAGATGTTCTTCTGCGAGTTCAAGCGCGAGAAGCAGAAGCCCACGCCGGCCCAAGAGCGCGAGCACCTGCGGTTGCGCCAGCACAAGGTCAGCGTCTACGTCATCGACAACGTGGACGATGGGCTGCGCATGGTTGACGAGATGCTTGCGTCATGCTGACCCCCAATCTGCTCCACGGCTACCAGCAGAAGGCCGTGAACTTCCAATGCACCCATCAGCAGTCGATGATGTGATACACTTTGGATAGGGTCCACTCTATCCAAAACCATGATCACACAACAGCGGCTTCACGAATTGTTCATTTACGACGCGGGTCATCTTCTTCGGCGTGTGCCGATCAAAGGTAGCCACGCTGGAACGGTCATCGGCACAAAGAAGCCCAAGGGGTACATGGTGGCTGTGGTGGACGGAGAGATATACCGAGTTCATCACCTTGTATGGATGTACCACCACGGGTATTTCGCTAAAGAGTTGGACCACGTTAACCGAATCAGGGACGACAACAGAATTGAGAATCTGCGCCCTTGCAACCATTCGCAAAATCTTGGCAACTCTGGGCCAAGAGTGCATAGGTATAAGGGTGTGACATTCTGCAAACAGACTGGTAAATGGAGAGCGCAGTTGAGAAACAAAAGACAACGCTTTGCTACTATCGAGGAAGCAGCAAGTGCTTACAACGACTGGGCCAAAGACCACTTTGGTGAATTTGCCTACCTGAATGAGGTGAAGTGATGGCATTGCTTACTCCAGAGATGCTGCATGATTACCAAAAGAAGGCAATCAATTTCCAATGCACTCGCCCAAACTCGATGCTTTGGAAAGACATGGGTCTTGGAAAAACCATAACCACGCTCACCAGCATTGCGCACCTGATCCGCACCCAGTTCCTGCGCGCCGTGGTCATCGTCGCCCCCATCCGCGTGATCCGTCTGGTGTGGCGCCAGGAGGCCGCAAAGTGGGAGCACACCAAGCACCTCAAATTCAGCATGGTCACCGGCACGCGGGACCAGCGCAGCCGCGCCCTGCTGCGCCCGGCCGACGTCTACCTGGTGAACTACGAGAACCTCAAGTGGCTCTCGGAGACGCTGCACACCTACTTCGTCAGCAAGGGCAAGCCGCTGCCGTTCAACGGCGTGGTGTGGGACGAGATCAGCAAGATGAAGAACAGCGCCACCGACCGCGTGCGCGCCGTGCGCCGGGTGCTCGATCACTTCGTCTGGACAACGGGCCTCACCGGCACCCCGGCCAGCAACGGCTACAAGGATCTCCACGGGCAGTTCCTGGTGGTGGACAAGGGGCAGCGCCTAGGCAGCAGCAAGACGGCGTTCCGCACCCGGTTCTACAAGAAGGCCGGCCCCTTCAAGGAGGTGCCGTACCACGACACCGAGGAGACGATCAAGAACCTCATCGGCGACATCACGCTGGAGATGAGCGCCGAGGACTACAACCCGCTGCCCGACCTCATCGTGAACAACATCGAGGTGGAGATGGAGGGCGAGGTGCGGGCCAAGTACGAGCAGTTGGAGAAGGACTTCTTCACCCAGCTCGACAACGGCACCACGGTCGAGGTGTTCAACCAGGGTTCACTGACCAACAAGGCGTTGCAGTTCTCCAACGGTGCCGTGTACCCCGTGGCTGGCATGCCACTGTGGGAGCCCATCCACGACCTCAAGCTCGATGCGCTGGAGGAGATCCTTGACGAGGCTCAGGGTTCTCCCGTCTTGTGCGCCTACGCTTACCGCAGCGATGCTGAACGCATCATGACCCGCTTCAAAGACCTGCGCCCTATCAACCTCACCGAGTGCAAGAGCGAGGGGTCGCTGGTGGCCGCGATGGACCGATGGAAGAGCGGCGACTGTGCGCTGATGATCGGCCACCCGGCGAGCATGGGCCACGGCATTGACGGGCTGCAGCGGGCCGGCCGCACACTGGTGTGGTTCGGTCTCAACTGGAGCCTTGACCTCTACGACCAGTTCAACGCACGGGTGCGCAGACAGGGGCAGGGCGCCCCGGTGATCTGCCACCGCATCATGTGCCAGGACACATTGGATCAGGCGCAGGCCATCGCACTCGATGAGAAGGCCACCACACAGGCGGCGTTGCGCACCGCCGTAAAGCAATACCGGCAACGAAAAGGAGTCTGACATGATCCGCGAATACCTACGCCGCTGCTTCGGCGCACTGTCTCACGCAGAGCGCATGCAGCGCGAACTCGACCAGGCCCACCGCAGCCTGCTGGAGGCCCTGAGCGCCCGCGAATATGCCGATGCCATGTGCTCGTATCACCAGGCTCGAATTGAGCGGCTGACGGCTGCACTGAGGGGTGAGGCATGACCGCCCTGAGAACCGCCGCCAAGCAGGCGCTGGAGGCGTTGACCTATGTCACGCGCCACTTCACGCGGGCACCCAGCACACTGAAAGACAGTGACGCAAGGGCTATGGGCCATGAAGCCATCACCGCCCTCCGCGCTGCGCTTGCAGAGGAAGCCCTGCAACGATTCACAGATGTGAACCAAGAGATTGAGGCCGCGCTGGCAGAGCCGGTGCAGGAGTCGCAGTGCAACCCCCACCCCAAGGCTCCGCACTCGTTCATGCGAAACGCCAGCCACAACGAGGACCGATATGTCTGCGAGTGCGAGGGCTGGGAGCCCTACGAGGCGGGCTATCAGGCCGGGATGGAGGCCGCGCTGCGGGCGCAATCATGACCATTGTCACCACCGTCTGCGTGTTCTTCGCCGCCAACCCCGACGAAGCACTGAACTCAGACGACATCGAAACCAAGTGGGGCATGTGCTCCGACAGCACCCGTCGCAGCCTGCAGTACGCCTGCCACAAGGGATGGCTTGTGCGGACTCGCACGCCAGACAAGAAAGCGCGTCAGCGGTGGCGCTGGGTATACACCGCCGGACCTCGACTTCTCAAGGAGATCGGAAGATGACCTGCACCTACCCCCACTGCGAACCTGGCCAGGCCGGCACGCACTGCCGCGACGAGTGCCGCACCTGCTGCGATGGCAAGTGCAACCAGGGCCGCGAGTGCCCGCTGCTGCGCGACGACCCCGACCCGCTGCGTGACGACATGCTGGAGGCCGCAACCAAGGTCATCCTGCTGGCCATCGGCGTCGCTGCCGTTGGCGTCGTCACCATCAGCTTGCTGTCCTACCTATGAGCATCCCAGTCCTCCCGGCCGACACAGCCCGCTGCGCCGGCACCTACCGCGACGAGTGCCGGTCCTGCCTGCGCTGGTTGTCACCTCCGCATGAGCGTCAGGTCTGGATCGGCCCGTGGGTCATCGAGGGCGAGCGCTGCCCGTCGCGGATCAGTAGCTCCAGACCGTCGGGGTCTGCCGCAGATCGAGGTGGATGAACCTGCCGGAACCCTTCTGCTGCACCCCGATGCCGGTGAAGCCGAGGTGCATGGCCAGGCGCAGCAGCTCATGGGCATCAGCGCCCTGCAGGCCGACGTCGCAGGCCAGGCCGGTGGAGTGCATGCCCGGCTCGGCCTTGGCCTTCTCAATGGGGTGATCTGGGCAGCGGTAGCCCGATGTGATCGGCATCGGTTTGCGGTAGACGTCGCGCAGCGCCTGGAGCCGGCCCATGAACTCGGGCTTCATCTCCTGCTTGCCGCAGTGGCGGCAGCGGAACTCGGCTTCGGTGAAGTTGGGGTAGTCGGACCAGTTCATTTGGTCACTCCCTTAAACTTCTCCATCGTGCGCAGGCCGCCGATGCCCAGCATGCCGGTGATGACCACCCACAGCAGGTCGAGGTTCAGCGTTGGCGGTGCCGGCCAGCCCTTGATAGCGGCCAGCCAGGACAGCAGCGGCTGCAGGATCGTGGCGTAGATAAACCCTGCTGCACCGCACCATCCGAACGCAGGCCGCCAGCCGGCGACGAACACCGATGCGTGAGACGCCTCGCGGGCGTTGATCTCAAGCTGCGCGATGGTCTGCTTCAGTTCGCCCTCGGCGGCCATCCGCACCAACTCCATCTCGGCCTCGCGCTTCTTCTCCGGGTCGGGGATGAAGCGGTCCAGCAGGGTCTTGCCGACCTCAAGGATAGGGCCGAGGATGAGAGGGTTCATTTGCGCGCCTCCTGCTTGATGTGCTCCCACGCCGCCACGGCGAAGAAGACGATGATGGCCCACACGCCCGCAGCGGTCAGCTTGCTGAAGGCGTCGGACTTCGCCTTGTCCCACCAGGTGGCGGTGCGGATCTGCTTCTCATGCGCCAGCCGGTGGCCGTGCGGGTCGCCGCCTGGAAAGGCGTCAGCGAACGTCTGCTTGAGCGATGCGAACTGCCGATCCATGTGCAGCGTGAGATGCTGCTCATGGGCCGCTAGGGCCTTGCCGACGGCTTCCTGGATCATCAGTGCCACCTTGTCCTCAGTCAGGGCCGCCTGGCGGCGCTCAGGCCCGCTGTAGTCCGTCATCGTTCAGCCTCACGCGCTTCGATTTCCATCGGGTGGTTGCGGTATCCGTGCCGCACCAGCCCCCACAGGTATGCAGTGTAGAACCGCAGCACCCCCATCCGCTGCGCCTGCTGCCAGTGGCACTGCTCATGCCTGATGAGCGGCGCTTCGTTGATGCGCTCGACCAGGATGTAGATGCCCAGCGGCGGCAGCGTGATGCCTCCGAACCCTGTAGCTCGGAGGAACCAGCGAATGATGTGGGGCGCGGGGCGCGGGGTCATGCAGCTTCCAGCGCCGCAACACGCGCAGCCAGGGCGTCGTTCTGTGCCTTCAGTTCCTTGATTGACGCAACCAACAGCGGGATCAGCGCGCCGTCAGACAGGCCGAGGAATTCCTCCTTGGTGCCATCTGGCAGTTCGCACTCATTGCCCTTCACGACCGTGCCCACGAAGTCACGCGCCGCCAGGGCCTGCTGCACTTCCTGCGCAATGAAGCCCACCGAGCGGCCCGCCTGGAAGTTGTGAACCTGGTGCGCCTTCCAGTCAAAGGCCACCGGGCGCAGCGCGCAGACATCGGCCAACGCACCAGTGACCTCGGTGACGTTCTCCTTGTAGCGCCCGTCCGACGTTGCGATGGTGGCGTTGGTAGCGAAAATCTGGCTGTTGACCTGCAGGCTGTACGCGCCGTTGCTGCTGGTATAGCCGACCAGCAGATACGCATTGCTGTCCCAACGACCGCCTTCAGTGAATGTGCCCGTGCCGTTGATTGCCGTGCCCGCCGATCCGCTGGCCGCAACATTGAACCGCATGGAGTTGCCGACCAACACAATCTGCGATGCAGTCGCAGTCGCGGTGTATTTCCACCCGCCGTTGTAGTACGAATTGCTGCTGACATACAAATCCGCGCCCGTACCAGACGCGACCGTGTTCTTGTCTTGTTGCAGAACGCCGCCGCCAATATCGCTGGCGTTGGGCACCGTTGCTCCAAGACCCATGACGCCGCCAGCACCCGCCAAGAATGTCGCCACATTTGCTCCGCTTGCGCCTGCCTGCGAAATTTGCATGTAGGTCTGGCTGGCGGGGATAACAAAATCAAAGTAGTTGTAGCTTTGCTGCTGAAGTCGAAAACGGGCCGCAATGTCGGGCTCTTCGTTGATGTGAACGCGGGCGCCTGCGGTGCCTTGACCGTTTGCAGCGTATACGTTTTTGAACGTGGCAGTTGTATTGGCCCACACCCGTGCTGCACCATTGCTGTATAGGGCGTAGTTGGTGGTTCCCGATGAAGGTGCGCCTGTGAATTCTGGAAGGTTGCTTACATATAGGCCATAGTTCTGCGCGACATAGCCGCTGCCGGCCAGCACTGGCGGAGAAAAATACAGCCCGTAGTTGTTTGTGACGGTGCCGTTGTTTACCTCAAGGCCTGCATAATACTGATACCAGTCGGTGGTTGTACCAGAGCAGTTGTATACCGCAGCAGACTGGAATGCCGCGTAATGGCCGTAACTATGAGAACCAGACCAAGTGACGCGGGCGTCGAAACTGTTGTAGCTGATACCACCTGAACGATTGATGTTCGATGAATCGCTAAAGCAGTGACCATTACCACCTACGGTGGAGTCAACCTCCCGAGCAACAATTACTTGGGGGTCGCTTGAGTTGATCGTGGTATTTTCTCCGACTCGGAGAATGCCGAGGAACTGATCGGTGGCGTAAGTGGTGCTGACTACGCCGCGCAGGTAAGTGCCCTTCGGGACCAGCACCAATTTCCCGGTGGCGATTGCATTGGTGAATGCTGTGGCGCTGTTTGCTACCCCGGTCGGATCAGCGCCAAAATCCAGCACGCTCACGGTGTCGCGCAATTTGCTCTGCACTGTGCGCGTGACTGCGCCAGCGCCGGCTTGGAGGAACGAGACTTCAGTGGAGTCGATCTCAACCCCCACGCCCGACAACCGCTCCGTCGCCGCAGGCGCCGAATACACCACGCTGCCGTTGCGGTTCTGCACCTGGATCGAGTAATCCGAGTTCACGTACAGCCGAGCCGGCGTGCCAGCGTTGACCGGGTAGCCTCCGATGGTGCGGATCGGCTGGACTGCGGGCAGCGTCAGGGCCGCGTCCCAGTAGACGTTGATCGGGTTCGTGATCGGGTTCAGATTCGCCGTGCCAATCCAGATATACCCGGCTTCGAGCGGTTGGCCGTCGATGTCGGTGAAGATGGGGAACGTGGGCTGGATGGAGAGGGCGGTCATGGTCAGTTACTCCTGTTCGACGGAGGGGTTTTCGGGGGCCATCATAGCGGGGGCGGCAAGGCGTGTTGCTTCCGTTCCGACCTTGATGCGATTGACAAGGCGTACCAACTTGGCACGCTCCTTTGGAGGCATTCCTTCAAGCAGTTCAAGCATCGATTTACTGGACAGCGTGGCCTCCTCGATCATCTTGAGTGATGCGTCGTTGAGCCGGCTCTCGACGTTTTTCAGTGCAAGGTTGGTGGCGGTGATCGCAGGACTGAACCAGTTCGGCAATCGACGCTTCCAACTGTTGGCGTTGATGAGATCAACCAGTTCTTGCTGGCCACCCTTCGCCTTGTTGGCAATGACGCCTTGCCGCTCGACGTAGGCGGCAACCTTGTTCAGCGTGGACATTTCCTTGGACATCTCTTTGAAGATGTCGAAGTTGCCGGTTCCGAACACGGCCTCCACTGCTGCGGGATTGTTGCCGCGCACAAGTTTGACGTACTCGCTCGGTGAGTCCTTGAAGAGTCTGAACGCCTCGGCGGCCAGTTGACGCTTTTCCAGATCCTTGGCGCCCGACTCGAAGGTGCGCAGATAGTCGCGCCATGCGGTGCCACCAGCCTTTTCGATGGCGTCATCGATGGCCGGTCGCACGATGCTCAACACATCGGCTGCAACCTTCTTGCTGACCTTCGGATCACGACCAGCCATCAGCCCGTCAATGATCTCGTTCACGCCTTCCTTGCGGATGGTGTAAAGATCGCGGGCGTCGATGACGCCGTTGTTGAGAGCAGCGGCTGATTGCAACTGGTCCCGAACTTTTCCAAGCACCTGCTGCTGAATGCCGCTGACTCGTCTACCAGGTGCAGCTTTTGCAGACTCGACAACACTGATGACGCTATCGACGTTGAGCGGGCGCAACCCATAGTCTTCGAGGCTGCCGATCTGACGCTGCACAAAGTCACGCTCGACGCGGCGCTGGCGTGCGATGTTGGCGAAGATGTCTGCAGCCTCTTGCTGCTCAGTGGCTGAGGCGGCAAGACGGTTGCGCAGGAACGTCGCGGAACGGTCAATCGGCTCACCAGCAACGACCATCTGATCCGGTCGCCGCAGAGGCCCTTGCGCTTGAGCAGCGAGAACATTGAGTCGCGCCGCTTCCGTTCCCGGCACAACCATCGACTGACCTTGCAACGGCTCGCCCGTCACGGTGCCTCTGATCAACCCGCCCTGCTGCGGCGCAGGTACGGGCGCAGGCTGACCCTGGCGCAACGCTTGGATCATCGACGCCTGGCGTTGTGTAGCCTGTGGACCGAGGCGCGCAATCGTCTCCGCAGCCTGATTGGCAGCAGCCAACTCCGTCTGCCGCATCGGCGATGTGATGGCGTTGAGCATCTGTCGAGATGCGTCAATGGACTGACGAATCTCTGTCTCGTTACCACCGCGAGCTAGGCGCGACAGATCGGCCAGCAGATCATCGGTCTGATTCTTGAGGATGACGTCCATCTCGTCGGTGGACGTCCCAAGGTTGTTCAGCGCCTGCCACGCCTTGCGAGGGATGCCCGCAGTGGCCTGCGCTGGCGTCTCACCGGGTTGCGCGTTGCGCAGCGCAGCACGGATCGCGTCGATTTCCTTGCCGGCTGCAGCCTGCGCGATCTTGGTGGCCTGCCGACCCTTGACATCAAGAGCCTTGGTGGCAGTGCGGCCAAACGCCTCAAGACCCTTTGTGATCACCGGGGCAAGCACACGACCACCCGCCTCAAACGTGGCGCCTGTCAGCACATCGCGCCCACCACGCACCAGCGCCTCTGTGGCTGTCGTCGGAGCCTGCTGAGTGCCGAGAGCCTGCTCCAGAACATCGAGGCCCGTCTTGGCGATGCCGTACCCAAGCCCTGCGCCACCGACAGTGCCGGCAGGACCGATGGACGTTCCAAGGATCGCACCACCAGCGCCACCCAACGCTTCGACAGTTGGGCGAATTGTTGGGACGATCTGAGCGAGGTTTTGACGAGCGCCCTGCATCGCACGCTGCATCGTTGACGGCTCGACAGGCGCAGGCGCAACTTGACCCGGTGCAGCGCCGGGGATCTGACCGGGAGGCGTGACTGGTGCTGCGGGAGCGCCAATACGCTGCGCGTACCCCATCAGTTCGGTATCCGACAATGGCTTGTCGGACTCGATGTCGTAGGTCTTGCCGCCGATTTCCAGTGTGTACTTTGGCATCATTACCTCTCGGTCACGAAGACCCCAGGGGCAATCTCACGGCGGCGGGGCGCGGCAGGAGCAGCGGGTGCTGCGCCCGGCTTGACTTCACCACCGGCGCGTCTTGCGCTGTACTTTCCACCGGTGGCAACAAACCGATCAATGTTGTCAAGAATCGGCAAAACTGCCTCGATCTGCTGAGCCGGATCAGAGACCGAACTCAGCCATGTCTGAAGTTCGACGTTGGAGTTCAACTGCTGGGAAGACAAACCGGTTGCCTGCTTGATTGCATTGAGCAGTTGCAAGCGAGAGCTTTTGATTACGTCTCGCAGAGGTTGCACATCCGAGCCCACCACCCTAGACGCAATTTGACCAGGCCCCGACACCTCAAGGGCGGTCAACACGTTCGACAGCACCCCTCGCTGCGAACTCGGAATCGCTCTTGCTCTGTCGAGTTCTCCGTAGTTCGTTCTCAGCGAATCAATGATGTCAGATACCAGCGTCTTGCCTTCTTCAGCCTTGACTTCCTTCCTTGCGACGTCTGCTGTTTTGCCACCAACACCGATAACACCCGGAGCGCCGACGGAACCACCCTGGTAGCGTCTGGCATCAATCGTGATCGTCTGCGTCGGATTGCTTGGATCTTGAATCTGCGTGATGGTCGGTGCAGCAGGCTCACGCGGCTGCGGAGGCGCACGACCGGCAGCGGCGAGTCTTGCCTTCTGCGCCTCTTCCTCCGGTGTCAAAAGTTGCGACTGCCGAGGAGGAAGCATGAACTGGCGAGTGTTCGGATCAAACACTGCACCACCAACCGTCTGCAGAGGCCTTGGCGCCTCCGGGTACAACGGCGATCCTGAGTTCTTGAGGTAGTTGGTGACAGCATCGCCGACCTTGGTGAACGACTCGTCACCGGTCATCATCATCATGCTGTGAACCATGCGTGCGGCTTCGAGTGGATTGATCTCCGCAACCTTGGCAATGTCCTGGTAACCCTTCTTCCTCTGCGGATCTACCTCTGCATCGGCAAGTTGCTGAAGACGTTGCTTGCCAATGTCAGGGCTGCGCGCAAGTGCGATTGCAACACTACCCGATGTTCTAGCAGTTCCCGCACGCTGCTCAGATGTCATCTGTTCCAGCGAGCGGGAGATGTACCCTCGGGTCACTTCGCTGCCGCTGAGTTGCATCAAGCGCAACCGTTGCGCCTGCGTCATGTCGCCCAGAGGCACCCCTTGCAACTGAGCCAACTCGGCCGCCTCAGCAGCCTTCTGTTGCATCGCCGCCTGCTGTGCTGCTGCCTGCTGCTGTGCCTGCTCCATCCGTGCCGCAGTGAGCGCACGCGCCTCATCAGCCTGCGCCAGTTGCGCGCCGGCCTGGATGCCTTGCAGCAAGCCGCCGAACGGCCCCTGCTGCCCAAAGGCGCTGGTGTAGTCGAAAGGTGCAACCATCATCAACCTCCAGGCGGCGGCATTACCGCATAGGACGGTAGCCCCGAGATTCCAGGCTCAACTGGCATCATGGGTGCCTGCGCTCCACCGAACAGATTCCCGAACACGTTCCTGCCCGTGGCCATCTGGTAGCCAGCCAACTGCCCCGGCAACTGCGCAAACTGCACAAATGGAGCCGCACGACCCAGCGCGCCGCCGGCCTGGGCTGCGCCTGCTTGCAGGGCCAACTCTGCTTGTGTTCTACCTTGCTGACCAAGTGCTCCAGCAATACCCTGACCCAAAGATCCAGCAGCCGATGCCTGACCCGCTGCTGACGCCTGACCGCCACGGTAGAGCGCCTCGGTCACGCCCAGCCCGGTGCCGGCAAACCCACCGAGTCGACCGTACTGCTGCTCGATGGCCTGCTGCAGCATTTGCGGCCGGAACTGAGCCAGCGCCGCCTGGATGTTGCCGCCCCGCAGGCCGCCGGTGGCCGATGCACGCTGCAGCATGGCCTCTTCACCCTGCTGAATCTGGGCCTGGAGGAACGGGCTCTGCTCGATCTGTGCGATGGCTGCCTGCTGCGCCTCTGGGCCACGCAAACCAGCCAGAGCCTGCTGCTGCTCGAACGCCTGCATGCCGGCCTGCTGGAAGGGCTGGAAGCCTCCAATGGCGCTGGTGCCCGCCTGCACGTAGGGCGCCATCAGTTTCTGGATCTCGTCGAACTGCCGCCGTTGCTCCTCAATGCTCATCTGCGTGGCGCGCTCTTGCGCTGCGGCGCCAGCCTCTGCTGCGCGCTCCTGAGCGCCCGCCGCCTTGCCGGCGGCGCGAGATTGCATGGCGCCGCCAAGGAGTTGAGAACCTGCCGCAATCAGGCCGGTGACTGGATCAGGCATCGCTGCCTCCTTGCTTGGGGCCGAACTCGGCCAGGTATGAATCGAGGTTCTCGCCGTAGATGCCGAGCACTTTGTGAGCCACTGATGTGGCCGCTGCCGGCCCGTGGATCAGTTGCACCGCCATCAGCACCAACTCGTAGTAGCCGGCGCGCCAGGTGAAGGATCGAGCGTCTGCGCTGCCTTCGCGCTCCACGCGGTCACTGGCCTGCCACTTCAGTACCATCGTGCTAAGGACGGGCAGCAGAGACGCCGCGTGCCGCATGAAAAATAAATTCTGCGGCATGGCCACCAGCGTGTTCCAGATCGTCGCATCCAGCGCCTGCCGCTCGACCTGATCGCCGTCAGCGTAGTCGTCGAAGGTCTGGATGGCCTGCCATAGCATCAGCAGCCACTCTGCCGCCTCAGTGGGCAGCATGAGCGTCTCGAAGTGCTTGCGCAGGGTGTAGGTCACAGCGGCGTCCTTGTGGGCCGCCGGGAGCCATGAACTCGGCGCGGTCATTGTACTGCCCTTGTGCGTGGTAAGATAGACCCGCAGCTTACCCGACGGGGGACAGGCGACTCATCATTGCTTGCTGCACCCTTCGATGGATTCCCACTCTGATGAGGTGCGGCATGATCACTCAAGAACGTCTGCGCGAACTTGCGCACTACTGTCCAGAGACTGGCCAATTTACGCACTTGCAATCGAAAGGACGCAAGAGAGCAGGCGACATTGCCGGCTCGTTGCGCCGCGATGGTTACGTCTACGTCATGTTTGATGGCCACCGAACAATGGCTCATCGGTTTGCGTGGCTGTACATGACTGGTGAATGGCCCGCGCAAGAGATCGACCACTTGGACGGCAACAAGGCCAACAATACCTTTGTCAACCTTCGGCAAGTCAGTAGACGCACGAACACCGAAAACCAAAGGAACGCCAAGCGCACAAGCATAACTGGATTGCTGGGAGTTCGATCTCATGGACGGAAGTTTGTCTCGACCATCACCAGCCATGGCGAACGGCACTACCTCGGCTCGTTCAATACGGCGATTAAGGCACATGAGGCCTACCTGCAAGCAAAGAGACGAATGCACAACGGCTGCACGATTTAGTCGTCTTCTTCCTCTTCTCTTTCCTCCCACGCTTGACACGATCTGAGATCGTGACAAACGAACTCCAGCTTTTCGCAGTAGCCTCTAAATCCAGCATTTACATCCCACTCATTCCACGGAATCCTATCCATCTTGATTTGAGTTTCGGGATCATTTTTGTAATAACCGCAGTTCGAGCACCGCCTGCGCCGCGCCTCGGCCTCGTTCACATGCATGGCCTTGCCAAGCGCCACCCAATAGACCTTGTTCGCGCCGCGCTCGTTGCTGGGCTTCTCAGGCCCGAGCATCCAGTCGCGGATGGCGATGCGCGTGTTCTCGCGGTTCTCGCTGGTGGTGATGAACGGCTCTTCGTCGGGGATGCCGCCGAAGATCATCATCTTAGGTGCCTTGGCGTAGTCCATCAGGTGATCTCCCTGCCGCTTGCGCGAATCGTCAGCGCCGACGCAGTGCCGGCAATGGTCGAAATGAAACTTCCACTGTCGAGCACCTGTCCCACCAACTCGGGGAAGGTGTAGGTCTCGTCAGGCGCGATGGCCCGAGTGTCCACAATCAGGTTCGACGTGCCGGCCGAGCCAGCAGATGCGACAAGATTGACCGAGATCGTGACGTTGGCCGCCGTGGTGTTTGTGGCCGTAAACTTGTCGATGATGGTCCTGCAGTTCACGGCGGTGTACTGCGTGGTTTGCGTGTTCTCAGCCTGCTTGGCTGGGATCAGGGCTTTGACAATGACGGTCATGGCGACTCCTTAGACGATGCGGTACACGGTGAACGTGTTGGTTGCAGTTTTGCGGAAACGAAACAAGCCTGAGCTATTGCCAGCGACCGTCAGACTTCCGACTGTGGTGTTGCCGTTAGCTCCGATGGTAATGGCATTGGCTGTGGTGGCGATGAAGGTGCATTCAAACGCGGTGTCCGTTGCCATGCTGGTGGTGTACCCTTCCAGTGAGGTGCCGGTAGGCAACGTCAGCGTGACTGCGGCGTTGCTGGTGATGATTCGCGTCTGGAGGTTGGCGACCGTCAGAGTGACGGATGTGTTCTGCGCGGACTCGGCAGGCTGGTAGGCTACTTGGTTGTTTGTCTCTGTTACTCGCGCAGCTTCCGTGAACGTGATCGCGTTGCCTGCGGTGCCGGAGGTGGCGGTGCGCCAGACATGCGCTCCTGATGCTTGGTAATACTGCGTGGCGATGTCGCTAGCAATGTAGTTCCATGTGCCGCCAGCAAAGTATGCGTTTGCCGTCAGGTAAATCTGATCGTTGCTTTCACTGACCAGTGATGCTTGTTCAACTTGTAAGGCAGGGCCGATGCCACTCCAAGCACTCGGCGTCACCCCCAAGCCGAGGTTGCCGGAGGAGTCGAGCACCATTTTTCCAAACGTATTGGAAAGCCCCCAATCAAAACTGATTGCGTTATATGTTTGCTTAGCAAAAACAGAGCCAGCAGCATTGATTGAACGGTACTCAGTATCCGATCCAGAAACATAGAACACTTGCCGAGATGTTCCTGAGATATCCAACTTAGCCGAAGGCGAACTCGTCCCAATCCCCAGACCTGTGGGGGTCAGGCGCATTTGTTCGGAGCCAGCAACTTGAAACGCAAGTGCTATTGGCCCTGCGCCTGCGTCGGCATTTATGTAACCAAACCCACTACCTGTACCAAGCTGAATTCGATTGGTGTTACCGGAACTTGTCTCAAAAAATTGGAACCCCATCCCGCTAGGAGTAACAACATTTAGTGTTTGGCTGTTAAACGTCAGCGCACTCCCGCTCGTCGCTACCTTGCTGCCGTTCAAGTACAGGACGCCGTTGGCCGCCAAAGCCGGCAAGTTAAAGGTAGTGGTTACGTCTTTGTTTTCCCAACGCAAGTCAGTGCTGTCGTAGACCAGCAAATCGTTATTGACCGGCGTTGGGGTATGGACGTCATGCAACTCGTCCAACTTCTCGCCGGTCTTCATGCGCACGAAGATCGCGCCATTGTTTGCAGCGTTGGTGATGATGGCAATCGGCAGATCAAGGTTCGGCGCAGACGGCTCGACCTTGGTCAGTTCGCCAGGGTACACCGGATCGAAGTACAGCACATCACCATCGACCCAGACCTCGGGCACGGTCTTGTTGGCGCCCGTAGTGTTGAAGCCGCGAACAGCGCCGAACCAGACGACGTAGCCGAATGAGTTTGCTGGGATGTCCTGCGCTGCAATGCCCAGCATGTACTGCGGCAGCACGGAGCCGTTGGCCACGGCCTTGGCGCAGGTGATCTTCGTACTTGCCCCGACCACGCCCGTGGCCATGACGGTCTGGCCCTTGTTGATCTGCACGCCCGAGGTGTTCTTGGGGTGGAAGTCCAACTGCTGGCAGATCTGCCCGGTGACGCCGCCCTCCAGCATCACATCCAGCGTGGAATCGTCGTCGCTCCAGTAGACGCGCCCGACCTTGTCCGCAGGCACCGGCCCCAGCGGGTTGAAGTCCAGGTAGTCGATGGAGTTGTGGCGCTCTGCTGGCGGCGTCAGATCATCCTGCGCGGACAGAAGTTGCAACGGCGGCGTCAGATCATCTTGAACGTGAGTCACGGACGTCGGCGGCGTCAGGTCGTCCTGCGCGATGCACTGTGATACGGCAGTCGGCGCTGACGCCAGCAACTCCAGGGCGTCGGCAATGCGACTCAGTGCCGTCAGCGCCTGCGTCCCTTTCTGGTCGGCGACTGCCGTGTCTATGGCCGAGGTTTGCGCAAACGATGCGATCAGATCCAGAGCCTCAATAGCCTTCTGCTCCGCGTTGCCGGCAGCAATTGAGAGGTCGTTTAGCGTAGTTGGCTGCAGTTCATTGACAAGCGCAAAGAGCCGCTCGAACTGCTTGATCTGCTCATGATCCGACAGGAACGACGCGAGTTGGTCCCGCGTGAGGTTCAGACGCGACGAGGTGGCCATCAGTACGCCGTCGGCTCCAGCCGCGCCTCCAGGCGAATGAACGACAGGTGCGCGTCAGAGTCGCCCCGGAACCGTTGCATGCGGAAGTTGCGCATCGCGCCCTGCCGGAACCACACCAGGCGCTTGGTGGTGGCGCCCGTGGTGCCCACGGTGATGAACTTGTCCTGGCTCCAGGCTTGCCCGTCGAGGCTGTACGAGGTGCTGATCTGTGGGTTGACGCCGATGGCCACGCGGCCCGTGAGCGAGACGAGTTCGAGGTCGTGGAAGATCACGCTCTTGGACTCGTTGTAGACGATGGCCGTGCCGAACTCCCAGCGCACCGTCTGGCCCCAATGCTGGCCGGTCAGGCCCGTCAGGTAGCCAATGGCGCTCGACTGCGGGTCGCCCACCAGCCAGCGGTTGTAGGCCCAGACCAGATTGCGCGCACGGTACTGCGTGAAGCCCACGGTGGTGCTGGTCAGCGTGAACCAGACGTATTGCTTGACGGCCTCGCTGGCCGATGCGTCGAAGACCAGCGTGCGGTCGGGCAGATGCACGTACAGGTGTTGGTGCGCCTTGTCGTTGCGGGCCTCCAGCTTGACCCCGGCCAGTTGCGCGTCGGTGTAGGTGGCCAGGATGCGGTCCACTTCGTCAGTGCTGATCTTCGTGGCCGTGGCGTTGGCGCCGAGGTAGATGCTGGGCTCCTCGTTGCGGCCGCCACCCACGAATGCGATCTGCTCCTGGAACACGCAGGCAGCGAAGGTGCCGATGGCGCCCTTCTGAACCTGCGCACCATCGATGCGCTGGAACGGGAACAGGTCGCCGCCCACGTTGTCGAATACCTCGATGGTGTGCGCGTTGATCGCGTAGACCTCGTTGCGCAGCTTGACCAGCGCCACCACCGGGTCGGGGTCGGCCTCGCTGGAGCCGTACTTCAACGGGTTGACGGCAAACGGGTTCGACAGTTCGGTGACCACCAGGAACTCGCCATCCGTGGTCATCCAGTAGCCATCGACCCAGCACATATCGACCACCGTGCCGAGGTCGGGGTCCACGTTCTGCGCCAGCACGCTTGTGGCCGGGTTCCAGAACCAGAGATTCCCAGCGGACGCGATGCCCAGCAGATCGAAGCTGTAGTCCAGCGTCACCAGCCGACCATCGGTCCCGACGTCGCCCAGGATCGTGACGGCACCAGTGTTGCTGACCGTGACGAGTTTGCTGCCCATCACGCGGTAGACGATGCCGTTCCACTCGATGCCGCCACGGTCGATGCCCGGCCCAGTGCCGTTGGCCACGATGCCGTCGCCAGGCCGCAGGAACGAGTCGCTGATGCCCGACGGCACTGGCGTCGGCACCATGTTCACCGGGTACGACGTCCGAATGTCTGGCCCGTTGTCGGTGTAGATGCCGCTCAGGATGGGGATTTGCATGTCAGCAGTTCCAGGCCTTCAGCGCCAGCGCCTTGCGCGTCGGCTTGCCCTTCTCGTCCTTCATCGGCCCAGGCATGCCACCCATGCGAGCGCAGAACGACTTGCGCCGCGCTGCGTCCTTCTCGTTCTTGGGATTGGGTGCCGGCGGCTTCAGATTCATGCCCTGCGCCTTCGCAGACGCCCGCCCCTTGGCGTTCAAGCCGCCCTTGGGGTTCTGGCCTTCCTTGCGAGTCCAGGCGGGCGTCTTGGCCATGTCAGATGCCGTCTTCGCCCGTCTGCACGTTGAGCGTGGTGCCCGCTGCGCTGATGTGCGACAGGATGGTGTCGTCGCCACCCTTGCGCACGATCACCTCGCTGCCGGCGCGCACGCACAGGTCAGCCGTGGTGGCTGCGCCTGCGGAGTTGCGCACGCGCACGTAGCAGACGTTCGCGCCCGTGTTCACCAGGCGCACGGCGGTGTCGTCCTTGGCGATGTTGATCGAGGCAGATGCAGTCGCAGGCGTCACCACCTGATTGCTGCCGTAGCGGGGGCGGAATTGATTGAGGATTGCCATGTCAGTCTCCGGTCAGGCGATGCGATACCAGGAGTTGGTGGCCTGGTAGAACCTCATGCGGAAGAAGTCCTCCGCAGCCAGCGTGGTGGGATCACCGAACGCAGCCGCCGCGCCGTTGAGCGCCAGCGTGAACGCAGTGATCTGCTGGGTGGTTGTGATGAGAACCTCGGTGCCATCGGGCGTCGAGGTGTTCAGCGGCAGCGTCACGGTGCCGGTGGCCAGCGTGCTGGCAGGTTGGATGACGGCCCACTGCGCCTGCGCCACGGGCGTGGGCAGTGCGATGTTGAACCCGGTGCCCGGCGTGTAGAGGTTCGTGGCCACCGTGGGCGCTGCGAACTGCTGCTGGAAGTAGTCCAGCAGGGCCGACAGCGGCAGGCGACGGGCATCGCCGTTGCTCGGCGTGTAGACCGGGATCTGATCGCCAGACGAGGCCTGGGTCAGCAGCGGCAGTTGATTGATGGTCGGCATGTGGGCCTCGTCTTAGTTGAACTCCAGCACGCCGTCAGGCCCCGCATCCACGGGGTCCACGGGTCGCTGCAGGAACGGGTCATCATAGACCCGCCACGGCTTGTTTCCAGCGCCAGATGGCATCGTGCCAGGCATCTGCTGCTCCAGCGGGAACGTGGCGCGTTGCAGCAGAGTGTCATAGCCCTGCTTGGCGGTGGCCATCGTTGCAGGCATGACCTGCTTGCCATAGCTCGGCGCCAGACGGATGCCCAGGCCGCAGATGATGGCCTCATAGGCCGAGTCGGGCACGTTGGTCTCCTCGTCGATGTCGCCCTGCTGGGGGCTCGACGGGATGGGGTAGCCGAGGCGGATGCCCTTGCCGTTCCAGTCGGCCATCATGGCGTCCAGACGGCGGCGGGCAGACTCCAGTTGATCGGGCTGCAGGTCGAACGTGTACGCAGCCAGACCGATCTCCTCGAAGGCCGCGAGGATGAATTGCCGCTTGCTGTAGCCCATCGTGGTGTCCTCAGATCGGGTTCATGGCCGCGCTGATCTTGGCCATCAGCGTGGCGTCAGACCAGCGCTTGTCGGCCTTGATGCCCAGGATCTCGGCCTGCTGCATCATCTCGGCGCGGGTGGGCGGTGCGTCATCGGCCGGCACGGGTTGCAGCGCCACGGTAGGCGGCGGCAGGCCGGCATCGCGGGCGGCCTTCTCGGCGCGGGCCTGGGCCTTGGCGATCTTGAACTCGCGCTTGCGCTTGGCGGCCTTCTTCTGGCTGCGCCAGTCGGAGACCTTGCGGCGCACGATTGCAGCCTCTCCAGCGGCCTCAAACGCTGCACCTGCGCTCAGGTGCCATCCCGCGTCCAGATGCGCCTGTAACTCCTCTTGGCTCGCCACAGAGGCCAGCTTGTAGGACTTGCCACGCAGCACGTAGTTGCCAGGGCTGCGGTAGACGTGGACGGGGAACTGCATCATTTCTTCTTCGCGGTCTTGGCTGCGGCGCGGAAAGCAGCCGCAGTCGGCGCGCCTTTGGTTCCAGGCTTGCGCATGCGCTCCTTGGAACCAGCCTCGATTCTCTCGCGTTTTGCCGCGATGTTGGCGTATAGGCCAGGCGGCTTGGCTTTCATTTCTTGGGCCTCGCTGCTGGTGCCTTGCTCGGCTTGCCAGCCTTCATGGCAGCAGTGCGAGCGGTGGACAGAGCGATGGCCACGGCCTGCTTCTGGGGCTTGCCAGCCTTGACCTCTTTCGAGATGTTCGACGAGATGCTCGCCTTGGAGTAACCCTTCTTCAGTGGCACGGCACGCTCCTTCGGATGTAAAAAAGCGGGCGGCAGCTTGTCACCACCGCCCGCTCATCTCAGAGACTCAGATCACTGACCGAAGATCAGGATACCGGCCATCTCAGGGTTGGACATCGTGACGCCGAACAGAGTATCCAGACGGTACTTGGTCGTCATTGTGTCGATGTCGTACTGCTTCTGCATGACCAGCTCGATGCCCTGATCGGTGCTGGCGCGCATGATCGCGGCACCAGCGTCGGTCGGCACAGAGTAGCGGCCCGGCAGCAGTTCGATGGCGTTCTTGTGCCAGAAGCAGTTCACACCAGCGGCGTTGTCGTTCAGCCAGTTGATCGACGCGGTAGCGGAGGTGCTGGCCACGTTGATGTTCTTGTACTGAAGTTCAGCGTCGGTGGGCGAGCTGTTGGCGCCGATCATCGGGGGGCTGATCGTCATCGTGGTGCCGGAGTCAACCGAGATCACGCGGAACGTCTTCAACTGACCCGTGGACAGCTTGGTGATGTGATGCACCGCCTCGATGCCAGCGATCTGGAACGCGTCGCCAGCATTGACGCCAACCGTGGTGGACACGGTGACGGTCTGATAGCGGTTGTCCACGTTGATCTGGCCGCCCACGGAGGTGGAGGTGGCCTGGGGCACGTAGCGGACCTGAGCGCCGTTGGTGGCGATGGTCACAGCCGTGGCTTGCGCGGTCAGGCGGTTACCGTAGTCGAGCTTGTAGGTCTCGAAGCCGGCCACCATGCCAACGAAGCTGCGCTCGTAGGCTTGGTCTGACTTGGTGTTGCCGAACGAGCGGGTGGCCACGGCAAGGTTGCCGGCCAGCCCGTTGTAGTCGCGGCTGTTCAGCGCCAGGTAACGGTCCTCCATCGGGACGCCCTGCTCGTTCATGATGCTGTCGCACAGCGCCACATCGTCGTAGTCGCCAGCGGCACCAGCCACGGGGACCACGAGGGTGCCCTGGTTGGCGGCCACGTTCATGACGGCGACGTTGATGTCGGAGGCCAGCTTCTGACGAGCAGCGGTGCCCAGGCGGCCTTCTTGCAGCGCGTCGCGCAGTTCCTTGGCGTTCAGCTTCCAGGCGCTGGTCTTCGAAAAGCCCAGCGTGGCGGGAACGGACAACTGCGTCATGTCGTCGTAGTTCGACGCGATGGACGATCCAACAGTGGAGGTGAACGACTGGGCGATGTAGGGCATCGGACGCCAGATGGTGTCGCGGGCCCGCTCCATCGTCACGGAGTCGGTGTTGTAGACGGAGACGTTGCGGCTCAGGACGAGGGCGTCCTGGAAACCTTCAAGGATGTTCTCGAACGCGACGCGTTCTTCTTTGGAAAATGCGTTTGCCATGATGGGCTCCTAAATGAGTGACTTTGTGCGGCCTGCGCCGCGCTTTGCTACTCACCGCCGTCGGAGCCGGGTGGCCACTCTGTGTCTTGTCACTGCCGACTCTGGGCTGGCGAAACCCGAATGGCGCCGAATGTACCACATCCGGCGCGGGGTGCAAGGGGTCAGCGGGCTGAAATGCGCCGCGCAAACTCCGCCATCAGCTCCTGGGCGATGGACTGCACCGCGTAGGCTTCCTGCTCGCGCCCGGGCGTCTTCTCGCCGTACCAGTCGCAGTATTCCTGCCAGACATGCACGGCTTCGTGAACCAGCAGGCCGGCGACCTCTACGGGCGTGCGCTTTTCGTGGCCGCTGAGACAGATCACTGCACACAGGTTTCCGTCGGCATTGCTTAGGAAATGAGATGTTGCGTTGGCCTGCGGCGTAGAGATCCAGGCCCCATAGTGCTTGACCTTGACGTAACGCATCGCCGCGTCGTACTCCTGTTCTGTCAGGCACAGCGTGAGGTAGGGTCCAGGCGCGGCGATGCGCCTGTCCAGCCAACTGGGCTTCACGCCCGCGCCTTCGCCTTCAACTGCTGCTTGTACCGGATGACCTTCGTCATGTCCCCGGTGCGTGACGCCTCCTCGCGCAGACGGTCCAGCGTGCTGTCTGACGTTCCACTGACAGGCGCGGTGCCTGCCGGCAGACTGCGCTCAGGCGCGGGGGGCTTGGTGCGGGGGGTGACTTTCAACTGTGCCTCCAGTTTTGCAACGGCGAAAGCGAACTTCACCGGGTCAGTGATCGCGGCCAGTTCCTTGGCCTTCTTCGGGTTCTTGCCCAGCGCGTAGACCACCAGGGCCGGGTTCTCCGCGCCTTGCAGCACCACGCCCTGCTGGGTGACGTTCAGAGCCTGCTGCACAGTGTGCTCGGCATCCTCGTAGTCGCGCACCTTCAGTTCGGTCTTGGCCTTGGCGTAGCCGTCGAGCTTCGACTGCCAGGTGCGCTGCTGCTCCTCGGCCTGCTGTTGCTGCTGGCGCCTGGCAGACTCCACGGCGTCCTTCTGCTTGTACCAGGACTCCAGCGCTGCCTCGTATCGGTCGGTGTCGTAGTCGTGGTCTTCGAGCTTGGGTTTGGCGCCAAGCGTGGGCAGTGCAGTCTGGACCGGCGCGGCCTGCTCCTTGGCCTCGTACTCGCGCACCTTGCGCTGCAGTTCGCGGTGCGATCGGCGCAGGTCGCGCACCCACTCCGGTGCCCGTTCCGTCTCTGGCTCGGGCTCGGTCAGCGTTTCGTTGCCGAGGGTGATCTTGATCTCTTCCTCGCCTTCTGGCTCGGATTCGGTTGCGTCGGCGGACTCTTGCTCTGTGTCTTGCGTCTCAGGCTCGTCGGCCTGGATGTCCTCAAGCGGCGGCGTCTCGCTGCTGCCATCGGGCTGGATCACTTCAATCTCTGGGGGCATGGTCTTCCTTCATCTCACGCATTGGCGGCTGCGCGGGTGCCGTTGCCGGGTCAGTCCCGGCTATTTGATGGTGATGCCCAGCACTCCAAGCATCAGCCTTGTTTCGCTCTCGTGCAGCGCCACCAGCGCGCCAGCCACATCCTCATCGTCGCGCAGGATGTCGCTCAATTCGGCCGCAGCGGCCTGGACGTCTTGGTTGCGTTCGGCCCACAGTTCGCGGGATCGCTGGGCCGCCTCCAGCTTCGCCAGTTCACGCTGCAGACTTTCGACCTGGGCGAGTTCTCCCGTGTAGTCGGCCAGCTTGCGGGCGATGCGCTGGGCCTGCGCCTGGCCAGAGTCAACGAGCGTCTGAGCGATACGGTCGATGTCGGCCTGCCGCTGCTCGTCAGGTTCGCGTAGGCTCTGCTCCAGTGCGGCGCGCTCGTTGGCCCAGCCGCGCTGGTTTCTGCGCTGGATGCTGACCGCGTTGCCGCCAGATCCACCGCCTCCGCGTGGTGGGTCGATCAGCGTAGCCTGGCCGACGATGATCGCGCCTGGCCCGGTCAGAACGCCGCTGGTGTCGTGAACGATGGGTGCGCCGACTCGCGCCGCGCTGCCGACGATGATTGCGCCATCGGTGGTCAGTTCGCCAGATGTGGCGTGCTGTCGAGTGCGAGCAGCAGATCCAGCCAGCGTCGATGCCTGACCTGTCAGTGCGCCTTCAGACGCATGGGCTCGCGTGCGCGCTGCCGAGCCTGCGACAGCGGCGCCGGGTCCACTGAGTGCGCCGCTGGTGGCGTGCGTGACAGGTGCGCCAACCCGAGCAGCAGACCCCGCAATCGTCGATCCAGGGCCTGTCAGCGTGCCGGTGGTGGGATGCTCCCGTGTCCTTGCCGATGCGCCGGCAACCGTCGAGCCTGGGCCTGCCAGCACACCTGTCGTAGGGTGCGCCCTGAATCGCGTTGATGCGCCCGCAACCGTCGAGCCAGGGCCGGTCAGAGCGCCTGTGGTGGCGTGCGTAACAGCACCGGAAGCGCGGGCAGCCGCGCCGACAACCGTCGATCCTGGGCCTGTTAGAGCGCCTGTGGTGGCGTGCGCTCTGGTGCGTGCGGCTGCGCCTGCAACGGCAGCGCCCGGCCCCGCCAGCGCGCCGCTGGTGGCGTGGGTTACCGGCCCGGCTGTGCCCTGGCCGAGGAGCAGGGCCAGCAACATGGCTTAGAAGACCTCGAAGGTGATCTCGAAGCTCAGGTTACCCACGGAGGCCACCGCGCCTTGAACAAAACGCAGGCCGGTGTTCTCGCGCACGATCAAGTCCGCGCCCTCGTTGCGGACAAACTCCGCTCCCAAGACCCCAGCAATGCCGCTGGCGGCGTTGGTCTCCTCGGTGAACACAAACCGCTGTCCGATCAGAGCGCCAGCCGTTGCTCCACCACCGGGAGCAGAACGGGCCGTGATGTTGGCCGACAGCGCAGCGTTAGCGGTGTCCATTGTGCTCAAGGTAATGGCATTCAGCGCGGTGCCGTTCGTGGTGGCCGCCGTACCGCCCGTGCCCACCGCCGTGGTGCGCGTCAGGTTGACCTCAACACCCAACGTGCCGGTTACCGCCGTGTCGTTGTCCACGTAGCAGTAGGCCGACAGCACGCGCAACGCCACACCGCTGCCGGTGGCGTTGAACAGGTCCACGAAGACCTTGTTTGCGCCCACCGCCTGACTGGGGCAGATCATCCGGTACTGCGGCAAGCTGCCGTTGATGTTGCCATCGGGCATAGCCAGCATGACCACTTGGTACTCCTTGGCGGATACCAGTTGCGTGGCCACCGTCGCCCCCGAGCCGGGGGTGACGGCAATTGAGTCATTTGGCAACGCCATGATCAGGCGCTCAATGCTGTGTAGGTCAGGCTGGAGCAGCTCACGGTGTCACCCGCCGCCACCGTCAGGCCGTTGGTCATGTTGATGTCCGACGCGCTAGCCGCCACAGAGCACTGGACCACCACCGTGCCGCCAGAGGTCTGCAGCGTGGCAAACGCCACTGCAGATGCGTTGCCCGTGGCGTTGGTGTCGCTGGTGATCGCGTTGGCGGTGGCCGTGCCGGTGACGGCAGCAGCAAACGCCGTGGCGCTCAACGACAACGTGGCCACCGCCGTGCCGGGCGCGGCCACCGTGGATGGGCTGATGCGAAAAACCAGCTTGCCGCTGGCGCCAATCAGCGCCGTGACAGCATCAGTCGCCGCGTTGCGGGCTGCTGTCGAGTGTGTCACTGCCATTTTGTAGCTCCTTCAGTTGCTCGTCGGTGATCTTCCCAACGAGGGTGTATTCCTCAACCTTGCCAGTGTCCTTGCGGGTGATCTGCACCTTGAAGGACAACTCTCCGACTTCTCCAGACAGGTTCATGCGGTCCTCACTCGATGCCGACGACGCGGCCCTTCTCGCGGATGACGCGCTTCGGCCTGGTGATCGCCTGCAGCGCCTTCTCGGTGTTCTCGCGGCTGGTGTCAGTGAACTGGCCCACCGCTTCGCTCATCTTGCCCACGGCGTCGCCGATCACGGCCACCGTCTGCCCGAGGCCTTCGACTGCTTGCACCACGGCCTCCTGCATCTGCTGGCTGGCCTGCATCATACTGGTGGCAGCCTCGCGCTCACCCATGCCGCGTTCGACCTGCGTGGCCGTCTCGGCCATCTTCAGCCGACGCATGTCGTTCTCTAGGCGCAGGGCTTCGAGCTCGAGCAGGCGCTTTTCGTCGTCAGCGACGGTTGTCATTGCCGACTGTCCACCCGACGTCTCGCCACCGACCTTGGCCAGCGTTTCCACCGTCTTGGCCTGAGTGAGTTCGGTCTCAGCCATCTTCTTGGCTGCATCAGCGCGTTCAGACTCGGCCTCGGCCATCGCCTTCTCAGCGGCGGCCTGCACGAACACAGCGTTGGGGTCAGGCGGCGCGTTGGCGGCGGCTTCAGCCATCGCTGCGGCTTCTTCCTCGGTTGGCTTGAGAACACCCTCGTTGACCAACTTCTTGCGGAAGAACTCCTTCGCGTCAGCCAACCCCTCGCCTTCCATGTTCATGATGATCATGGACTGCAGCAGCGATTGGGTCTGCGGGTCTTGTGTGATCGCAGCCAGGCTGGTCAGCGAGCGCACGATGGACTCACGCTGCGAGCGGAACGACGGGCCGACATCAACAGCGACGTCGAAGTCGGCCGTGCTGAGGTCACCCTCGTAGCGCAGTTCGCCCTCATCGCCGATCACCGGCTTCATCAACTCGATGGCCTCGACTTGGTTCTGAGGCCCGAGGCCCTTCATCTTGCGCTTGGCCTCGACGTAGATCTCCTTGGCAATCGACAGCCAGATCTCACCGCCGCGCCGCACAGCCTTGGCCATGTTGGACAGGTATATGTAACTCTGCATGTCCAGGCGCTGCTGCACCATCTCGACGGCTGCGCCGCTGATGTTGCTGACGATCTTGTCGCCCTGCTCTTGGTTGCCCAGAACGTCGCGGATGTCCTGCTCGGTGATCTGCAGCAGCCCGGCCAGCGCGGGAGGCACGGCGGCCGACTTGGTGTAGGCCACCGGACCACCGACCTGCGTGCTGCCGTCAGCGCCCGTCATGGGGTTGATCAGCAGGTACGGGTAGTTGCGGATGTTGTCCTCAGCCCACATCAACTGGTGTCCTGCGACCTGCTCGGGCGTCAAGATAGGCTTCTCAACGCTCGACAGCGCGCTGATCTCAGCGAGCTTCGACAGTTGCATGTTCTTCAGACGCTGTGCGTCCTTGGCCAGCCGCACATGACCGGAGCACCGCTCGATGTTGTCGATGAACCACCGCTTGCCGTAGAACGGCACGATAGGAATGTGCTTGCCGGCGATGTAGCCGGCATCCTCCAAGATGCGGCCACCGGACATGATGTACTTGTGGACCTTGCGCGTCTTGATCTTGCGCTGGCGTACCTCGATGCTGCCAATGGCGGCCAACTCGGCCAGCATCTCCTCGGTCAACTCGCTGTCGCGGTACTTCTCCTCGGTGCCGTCGATGGCCTGGAAGATGCGCAGCGTGTCCTTGACGTCCTCGATGCGGTAGAACTCGGCCACAAACACCACATCGGGCGTCTGCCAGTCGAACTCGTACTGATGGACGATCTTGGGCCAGGTTGCCGGGTCGTCGTTCCACTCGCGCTCGTAGGATGAGCGCGTCATGGAGGTGACGACGAAGCAGTACTTGGCGTCGGACTTGTCCTGACGCTTGGCGTTCAGATCGAAGTAGACACTGGAGTCGGCGTCAAAGATCGGCTCGATGCGTACGCGCTGGTACTCGTTGTCGGGGTCTTCCTCGTCCTCGTACTCGGTGCGCAGACGCCAGGCGCCGAACCCACCACCCACACCCTCCTCGAAGGCGTTGTCGTAGGCTTCTTCAGCGCAGGAGTCCTGCTCGTCGGCGCGGAAGAGTTTGTCGCAGATGTCGGCCAGCGTCTTGTTGCCGGCGCCGTCCTTGCTGACAAAATCGACGGTGATGCGGTTGTTGCGGTACTCGCTGAAGATCCGCTGCACGGCCAGCGCGATTTTGTTGACCTCCATCCGAGGCTTGTTCTCGTACTGATACCACAGCGGGCCTTCCCACTGGGCGCCAGCGATGGAGTAGAACCGACGGTCTTGGAGACACTGCAGACGCTCGTCGCGCAGCGCAGTCTGGATCTTGTCGAACTCCGCCAGGGCCTCCTGGTGGACGTCGTTCATGCGCTGTTCGTTCGATGGGCGTGCCATGTCATGCTCTCTGTGGTGCCGCGTTCCAGTAGTTTACTGTCGGCTGGGCGTAGTAGGACGCGGCACCGGGGGCGCTGTAGGCGCTCGCAGGAGAGTCGGTGCCCAGAGGGAAGGCAAAGGTGACGGCGATGGCGTCGGCCGCGTCGGGCGATGCGAGTCCACGGGCCTTCATCTCTCGTTTGCTCTCCAGAAAAATCGCCCCTGCGCTGTTGGGCTTGGCTCTCGGGCCGACCAGATCGTCGCGCAGTTGCTTGTCTTGCGGGATGGCTGCGGTGGTGAGCCACTCCCGCATGGCACCCCAGATCTCGGCTCGCTTGTTGCCGTACATGACGGGGCGGCTCGACTTCCAGCCGAAGTTTACCCCGCGCACCTTGTACCGCTGCTCCTTGAGCCTGTCAAGCACGCCAGCGCCCAGTCCACCCTCGTCCACGACGGTCAGCGTGGGCCGGTACTTCTCGATTGCGCGGATGACATGCCCGACGACGGTCATGGTGTCGTCGCCCCGGTAACGACGCAACTCGATCACTGCGCGGCCTTGACGCACGGCGATGACCGTGGCGTCCGCGCCGCTGCGTGCAGGGTCCACGCCGATGACGATGGGTGCCGAGGGGTCTTTGGTGATCTCACGGGCCATCGCATCAGTCACCCGACCGAGATCGATAAACTGGTCATCGCCGGTGCTGGGGAACTGCCCGTACACCTCGATGCGCGCCTCGCGGCTGTCCTCACCGTGCTCGGCGATGATCTGCTCGTAGATGCCCTTGTCGGTGCCCTCGACCGTGCGAGCGTCGATCTGCTTGGTCGTCCAGAAGGCGCGCCTGGCGTTGAAGCACTCGTAGAAGTATCCCGACGGCCGGCGCGGGTTGCTGAAGGCGAACCAGTAGCGGTCCACGATGGGCTCGGTGAAGAAGCCCGCAGCCACGGACCAGATGCTGTCCGGGATGCCCGATGCCTCATCGAAGATCACCATCATGCCGTCGTGGTTGTGGACCCCTGCGTAGGCGTCAGGGTTCTCCTCGCTCCACAGTTTCCCCTCTGCGCCCCAGTACCGGGTGCCCTTCTGCAGGTCACGCTCGACGAGGGCTGTCAACCAGGCGGCAGGGATGAGTTTGGTAGCCGACGGCTCCCACCAGTGGGCGTTGATAGCCATCGTGGCCCACTTGGTCAACTCACCCCAGGTGACGGATCTGAGCTGCGGCTCGCTGTTGGCCGACACGATCACGCTCGACCCGATGCGCGTCGAGAGCATCCACAGGATCAGCCAAGACACCAGTGCGCTCTTGCCGATGCCCCGCCCGGAGGCCACAGCAGCGCGTAGAGCCTGCAGCACGGCCTTGGGGTCACGGTTGGTCCTGATGTGCTGTGCGATTGTCCTGAGCACGTCGCGCTGCCAGCCCCGAGGCCCGCTGAAGTGCTCCAGCGGAGTGTTCTTCTGCCCCCAGGGGAAGGCAAAGAGCACAAACGTCTCAGGGTCGTCTGCGATGTGGGGCGACCACATCTGCGACATCAGGAGCTGCTCATCCTGTGGGGCGTACCGTGGGCGCTGTGCGGGCACTACTCATCACCCTCGGTGTGTTCGATGTGGGGCATGTCAATCACCTCATCGACGAGCTGCGTGGGCTGGGTGATGCGCGACTGGGCCGCTTCGAGCGCGGACAAGATGCTGATCGACTGGTTGATCTCGACCTGCTTGGTCTCGCCGTAGGTCTTGCGATTGTCGGCGCCCATGAGCCACTTGTAGGTGTCGATCTTGAGCTTGCTGCGTGCGACGTCCTCCACGGTGTCGTCAGCCTCGGCGATCTCGATGACCCGACCCGCCCACCACTCAGTCCGTAGCTCCTTCGCCTCCTTGTACCGCTCGTGCCGCTGAGGGTCTTTCTTGATCCAGCGGAAGAAAGCCTCGTACTCAATGGTGCGCTGGTCGTGGTTGAGCACATCCTTGAGCGTGCGCCCCTTGACCATCTCGCCAAGGACACGCTCGAACATGGCCTCGAACATGGTGTCCTGGAGCGCACGCGTCAGGGTGCGACGCTGTGACAGGTCGAGCGGGGGTGTGGGGGGTGAAGGGTTGAGCCAGTCAGGAACCGACGATGTGGGTGCCTGAGCGACGGGCGAGTGCTGCTCCATGATTCGAGTGTAGCACTTTGGGGTTTTGGTGGGGCAAGGGGTAGTGGAGGGGAGTGGATTGGTTCACTGTTTCTCTGTTTCCAAGGTTCTATGAAAATTTTTGCGGGGGTTACGTTTTCGGCACCTGGGCCAGCCGCTTCGAGGGGGTGGGGGGTCCGGCCACCGTCACCAGGGCGCCAAACCCCTGCGGCCAGGGCGTATTGGCTCGATGATGCGGGGTTGATTCACTGATGCGAGGATCAAGGTCCGATGACACACTGGTGAGTGAGTGAGGAGTGAGTGAGGAGTGATGCGACAAAGCGCTTTACATGGGGTTCTTCGAGATAAAGGGTGAATCAATTGTTTTCCTCACCCACCACTCCCCTATTCTC